GGTTGCTGATGCATCAGCAACCTTAGCAACATTTGCATATGCAGCTGTATAGCTGTTATTTACAAAGCTGAACTGATTGCGTAGTGGCCAGTAGATGTTATCGGAGAAGTTATTGTTTGGATTATCGAGTGTCTTAACACCGTTATAACCTTCAGCAAAGATATTTGTAATTGCGTCAGCAATGAAGATGTGATCCTTACGTGTTTGTGACGCGAAGGTTACAAACTTATCAGCTACAGCCTTATAGTTAGTTAACAATGGTAGACTGAGAACGTTTGCTTGACCGGGCTTGCTTACAGGTGATGCTGAGAGCTGACCAATACCACCGTATGAATCGTAGTAAGGTATACTATCGTCAAAATATCCTGTAGTTGCTGTTGTTAGAGAATTAACGTAAATTGTGCCGAGACCGGCTTCTGGTACAATCGAAAGAGGATAGATATCAGAATTTTCAATTGTACTAAACATTTTATCGAGCTTTCCAGGAACATCACCGATTACCTTTGTATTAAGCTGTTGATTGCTGAAATCACCGAGAGCAAAGAGCTTATCGTTTGAACCGTAGGTTGCTAATAAGGAAGCATATGTGGCGGATGTACAACCTGTACGTGTATAGAATGTACCTTGGTTAAACGCACTTAACGGTAGTGTACCGTCGTTGTCAGTTGAGAGAGGATTGCCACGGGGGTTGCTAAGGAATCTTACACCCTTTGTCGGGAATCCGTTATTATTGAGCCAAGTTGATGTATATGCATTAGAGATATAAGGATTAACAAGTGTTACTATGTTTTTTGAACTATCTTCAACGTTTTGTAAGAAGTAACTGATTGGCGCACCGCCGCGGACGTTGTTTATCTGACGATAATAATCGAAAGATGCATTATATCCTTCTTGATAAATGTAGTCAAGTTGAATAACATCAGGTGAGAAGACGGATTGACGAAGCTTGAATACACCGATGTTAATTGTATCGTTGTATTGACTTGTAGATGTATCAAATGTTGCAATGTTTTCGATAACTTCTGATACACTACCACTAACTCCTGTCTTTGTTGCAGAAAGAGAGAATGTTAATCTCTGTTGTGGAACAACAGTAAAATTACTAGTATTGACGTATGTTGTATTATCGCTTACAGAGTAGGTAGCACTAAAATTATCAAAGTTAGTTGCTGGATTTAACGCTGTATTATCGATAATACCAATATATGTACCTTCAAAACGCTGATTTATGGATGTCTGAGCTTTATTAAGCACAATGAGACCGGCATTAGCGAGACTAGATAAGGAGCTAAATGTTGCAACACCACCAGCTGAGCTCCAGGTAAAAGCAGTTCCATTAAGAATTCCAAGATATTGTGATTCTGTTAAACTGATATGTGTAGGTTCACCAAAGAAATATGTAACACCACTAAGAGTTGCTGCAGATGTACTGTAGCTGAGTGTGCTTGATATTACATCAGCAGCACCGCCTTGAACTACTGTTGTAACAGGGTATGCTAGAGCACTATAGTTGTTTGTATAACCGATACCCTTATCAGGACCATAGGGTAGACGGTAAACTGTAACATTAGCAGGTGAGTTAAAAACTGCTGTTGTTGTATGATAGAGATAACGTTCAGCGGCTGTTGTAGGTAGCCCGAAAATTTGCTCATATTCAGAAATTGAGCTTACGAGAATTGGATCAGCAACTGGACCCTTATCGGCAAAACCTGTGATTAAAACATCTGTAGGTGATACTAATGAGGGTTTTAAAGAAAGATCAACTTCACTAAATTGTACGCCGGGACTTTGAATTATACGTGCCATATAAAGTATTTAATAGCTATGGAAATATTTTTTTATGGTTTTAAAGATTTTCTATTTCTTCAGTTATAGGTATTGCTATAAACTGTGAGAAACTGAATGTAACACTAGATTCAAGCTCACCGCTATCTCTATATGAATAGTTTATACCCCCGAGATTAGTCGGAAACGCATCTGTGTATTGAAATTGCATAACACGTTTATTATATTCATCAAGAGCATAAATGGTAACGGTTGTTTTATATAAATCTCTACGCAGATTATTAATAGTGGGGTTATCATACGTTAAATCCTTACCATCATACCCACTTTTTCTGTCGTTATTCAGAAGATTTAACCAAGAATATATGACCCAGTAGTTATTAAATCTATTATCTACAGTAAAGTTGACAGTAAGAGGGGTATAGGGTTCACGGGAATGTGATGTAACTGCTAATGTTTGACCAGCGTATCTATTTTGTACAGCAGGTACATTAATTTCTGGTACAACTCCACCGTAAACAGAAAATTGTAATGTATCTGGTAGAATATTCCCTGTTGTACGATCAAATTTTGAAGAAATTTGCTTTAATGGCTCAGGAATACTCAAAACAAGAAGAAATTTGTCTTTCCTTGTCTTGTTAAACGGTGATTGATTGTATGTTACTAAATTTGACATGTATTATTATAAGAAATGCCATCCATCTTGTTTTCCGCTGTCAAGAAATGACCACCCTTGGGATTCAAGATCAGATATTCCCTGATCTTTCTCCTCATGCCCACTACCAAAACGATCTATGATAACAGGCATCGGTGTATTCATTTCCTCACTATTACGTTCGTTAGAATAGATAGATGTCGGATTTATAAAATATTTAATACCATAGTCTAATCCTTTAATACTTTTAGGTCTTTTATGATCATCGAGTTCTAATATCTCAAAATACTTTTCTGTAATCTCGTTTTCTAAAATCATAAGAGTCCATATAAGACTCATAACCCGGTCATCATGATTATTAGATTTTGCAGCCCAGGTACCATTAGGATATCTAACAAAATTACGTAATTCATTAAGAGTTTTGAGATCTCTTAGCTTTACAACGTTTAATTCATTAATCCAATACCTCATATTCATAACACCCTTATATTTGGTATTAGTATGCGCTACAACTCCTGGTTTATTGAACACTTTATCACCGGCTTTTGCACCATAATTTACGATATTTTCATAACCAAGTGACATTCTTAGTTGATCGACAACCTGTGCACCACAATTATTTCGTTCTACTAACGCTGGAGGATTGCCCCAGTGTTCTAGTACTTCTTTTAACTTAGTTGTAAAGTTATAGGGACTAATATTCCTATTGTGATAGGTAGCTACTTGTTCTATATTCTGTAAATTTGTGATATCTAATACCTGTATAACACTAGCTGCTTCACCGACACCTTCAGCTACGTCGACTCCAGCTACATAAAGTCTCTCTTTGTTAGGTTCCTGCCAAAGAAGATAATGACCCTCATCGAAAACAAACTTTGGTTCCTGACATTCTGTCTTTAATTTGTCAAAAAACTCTTCACTTACAGCACTTTCACCTGATTGAATGAAAACATTACCGTATTCTTGATCAAATGTTTCACGGCTACCAAGAGAGCGTATGGTATCATTCTTCCATTTTTCATCTCTACCAGGTATTTCCCACCAATCAACACGTTCAGCCTTCCAGCCATTGTGCTTTTCAGGGTCTTCTTCTATTGCTCCATCGTAAAGCTGATAGAAAAGGTTATCAGTACCATTGGGTGTACTAGCTACAAATATTTTTGACTTTTTAGAAGATGAAATAATGGGGTAAACAGAAGCCCAAAACTCTTCTACCATGTGGTTATCAATAAATGCTAATTCGTCCAATAGAAGAACATTGACTGAATCACCACGACCGGCATCAGAACTCGTTGTACTAATACCGATACTTGAACCATTAGCAAGAGTCATACCAGTTTTACCGTATTCTTCAACACCAGGCTTAAGATAGTTCGGTAATTGTTCATATGCCATACGAACTCTCTTGAAGATATTGATGGCAGTCTGCTCCTTGTTAGCAACAATAAGAATACGCTGATCTTCTTGGAAGCAGGCTATCCAAAGAGCGTAGATTGTAAACATAGTCGTATTATGTGTAGGTATTAACTGTTTACCTACAAGGTAAAGATTATCTTTACTATCTACTGTTATACAACGAACCGGTACAGATTCAATTTCTTGTATTTGTTTTATATAATGCCATTGTGCACGAAGATGTGATTGTACCTCTGACGGTTTTACTTTTATTCTATTACGTTTAAAGGATAGTCTGCAAACATATTCAATAGGTCTGAAATTAATTACAGCACATACACTACAATCTACACCTCTCAATTTTGGTGTAAATTCCTTGTATGTTGCCTTATATCCTAAACCTTCGATTAGTTCCTTTACTTGTTTTGCAAGATTGAGATCTGTATTATAAAAGCTAGCATTACCGTTTGCATCTATATAACCGTCACTATCTATTAAACCTTGTAAAAGAGAAAGTCTTTGCTTTCTATCAGAAAGCATATACTCGCGTGGAATATGTTTATTATTAATAAGGCTATTATTCTTTAACACACCTGCAAGGCTCTCTGTATGTAAATTTTTACTTGACGTTACTCTCAGGGTATAAACCTCTTTCTTATACTCATGAAGAATTAATTTATCGAACTGATTTTGTTGATTATTGAGAATGTCAATAATTTCATCAATATCTCTCCTACCGACTGTCATAGTACCCCCAGCACTAGCTCCGTCCCCTAACCACAACCCTAATACGTACGGATCAATCGGTAGATCTCGTTTTATACCGTCAATACCGTTAATACACGTAGGTATTCTATGGTTAGGTTCATTACAATAAGGTGCATATAGAGTATCAGCTAATTGTTGAGTTGTTTTAATTGATCCACCTTTTTTTCTTTCACTCCGTGATTCTGTATACCAGAGATGCTCAGCGTCTGCAATTATTTCCTCCCCATTATCAAAAGTTACCTTATAGCACTTCCTGTTTTGTAATACATCATGCGCATAAACCACATTACACGGCTTACCATCTGCTCCGTATACCTTATCACCCTTCTTTAAATCGCCCATCGTTGACCATCCATCAGTTGTTAGGATAGGGGTATCTAGAGCAAGCGCTTTACCGCTCTGACGAGATGATAGTAAAACAATAAATCTATTATCTCTCAATCCTCTTAATACTCGTTTTTGATAGTTATGTAATTCAATTTTTATCTTACCTTGATCGAGATTTGTAATATAAAAGAAGTTTTCAGCAAAATAGAGGATATTTCTCTTACATTTTACAATATCCTCACCCCACTGAGGATTTGATATATAATCAAATGTTGCATCTGATGTAGGTAGCGTCTCTTTACCTAGATAATATTGTTGTTTTTGTTTTTTAGTAGGCATCTAGCATAAGTACTTAGTGAATGAATAAATCACGTAATCTAACTGAAATGGGCGATTTTTACGCTTCGACCATACTTAACGAAAAGAAGAGTACTTTTCCAGGTCCTGATACCTTTAAGGTACAGAAGGATAAGAAGGTCACTCCTACCGAAGTATTGGGTACAAGGGCATATGTACAGTCTGATTCTGGTCCAGATCATAAAGGTGCTGAAACTCTCTTTAAGCCTGAAGTTAAGAGTAAGATGAAAAAGGATGACGAGCGTAGTGTTTTTTCAGGTGAACGGTTTACAGAAGAAAACCCTGAATATACAGCTTCAACTAAAAAAACAGAAAAAGCGGAAAAAAAAGGAAAAATGGCCAAAGAGAGTATAAATAATTTTATGACAAAGTCTATTTTTGATAAACTCTATGAAGCTGTCATCAATGAAGAAAATCTTCCTGGTGATGAAATTGAAGCCCATGATGCTGAAGCCCTTGATCTTCCTGCCGGTGATAAAGAAGGTGAAGTAACAATCACTCTTGATCGTGAACTTGCTCAGAAGCTTCACGACGTTCTTATGGACGTTCTCGGTGCACATGAAGGTGAACCTGAGGGAACAGAAGAAGGTGAAGCAGAAGATGCTGAGGACAATGAAGAGGCGCACCTTGAAGCTACAGAACTCGAAGAGCTTCCTAATACCCGTGGTCAAGAGCATACAAAGGTCAGCAAAGGTTCTAATACCGTTAAAGATTCATGGTCAACACACAATATTGATGGCACTGAAGGTGATGGTAAAATTAAGGATGGTATTGACGCAGAAGGTACCCCTGAGGGTCATGCTCTCGTTAATGCCAAGAAGGGTCATCCAACACCTGTAACCGGTAAGGCAAACGTCGTTGCAAGTCGGGTTACAAAGAACGTTGGTAAGGTTGCTTTTACTAAGTAAGTTAAACAAAATAGATTATAAATTAAGGACCTTCGAAAGAAGGTCCTTTTTTTTGCTTAAATACTATTGTGAATAGTTTTAAAGACCATTACAGTAAGTTTCGCAAAGATGGTACATCTGTTAATCGTAGACATATGAGAGATACTGTCGGTGTATCTAACGCGACGAACCCTGATATGAAACATGCTGGTGACGTTGTACCAGTGGTGCACCGTACTGATAATAACGCAGTACAGCCTTTTGAAGAGTTAAAACGTGTGAATAGTGGCATAAAGCATATTACCAGTGCTCATGTAAGAAAGCTTGCTGATCAATTTGGTTTTAATATCCCGGCACAGGCTAACGAAGAGGTAAAATGTGGTAACACCGGTATCAGTGTAACAAAACACCCTACCAAGGAAGGATTTTATATCTTACAAAAATAATGACTATCGAGACCAAAGATTTCTATACAGGTAATAATACACCACAAACATACCCGCAGTCAATTAATTATACTGACAATGGTTGTATAAGATTTACAGATAAGGCTAATAATCAAAACGAACGAATTTTATATTCAAATTACTGGCGTGAACAAATTAACCTCTACGGTCAGCAGTGTTTGTATTATGTTAATGCTTTCAGTACCCTATCAGCTGATAATCTCTACGGTGAACAACCCACTCAACAATTTGCTCCACCTTTACCATTTGTCGTAGCATTGAACTTAAATGAAAATGCTCTCATGCTCAGTAAGTACGGTTTATTATCAGAGGATGAAGTAACAGCGTTCGTTCATATTAGTTCATTTTATGCTACATTTAATGGATTAGAGCCTAAATCAGGTGACGTATTTCAATTATCAGAATACGGGAACGATAGACCTGGTGGTAGAAACGGTAAGTTCTTTGAAATAACTGAGCGTCTTGATGAAGATGCTGCTACTATAAACCCTCTCGCCGGTCACTATGTCTGGTTAATAAAGGCTAAAAGATTTGAATGGTCGTTTGAACCAGGATTATCAGCTGATGCGGTTAACTCTCAAGTATATGACAATGTTAAGGATCCTTCAGCAACTGGTGCGTATAAACCATATAGCTTTGACGTTAATGTAGAATCACAAAAGATTTTTGATTACACAAAAACTGACTATGATAGTGTATACGGTGGGTATCAATAATATCAATCGTTTCTGTTCTCGTAATGTGACTGATAATTAGGTAGTTTTTCGTTCCTTTGTTTTGCAATAAAGTCATCAGCTATCTTGCAACTATCAAAAATTAATTCGATCTTATGTCTTTTATTTGAAATAAATGTATATTTCACTCCTTCTCTCATCATGAGAATATGAGAAAGTTGATACAGTACACCAACCTCAAATTGACTCTCTCTTGTGCCGTTATGTTGTTTTACACTAAAGCTGGTTCCCGTGATGTAATGCATGGTTTAAAATCAATTTCTATATTTGTTTTTTCAATTTCATTAAGATCAGATTTCATTGATTCGTACCGCTCTTCGATATATTTCTGAAATGCTAGCGGTTTAATCCAATCATAATCTTGAATATTATTTCGTGCCTTAAGTTGCTCAACACGCTTACTTACAAATTCAATACCTTCAAGCAATGACAACCATCGTGCGTAGGTATTTAGTGTAAGGTCTATTGGACCGGTACATGTGTTAAGCGTTATATAATTTTCTAATGATGTTGATTGCATACCCAAGCATTATGAATGAACTTCGATTAACGTCAAGAATATTTTTCTGTTTATTTAAATTAGTTAGTAACCCTGTAAGTGTTTCAATACTGTGTTGTATACCTGTAATATTTTCTTCAATAGCTTTTACCGCTATAGGTTTCATGTCATCAGCGATATTACTGCTAGTAATCTCTTTCTTAAAGACTTCGAGATAGAGAGAGCAAATGCTTTTTAGGAATGTGCTGTATGTCTGTGTATCTTTTTTATAAAAAGAAAGACCTTCTTCGAGATATTTAAATTCAGTAGATGGCAAAAGATACCTAAGTGTATCAACAATTTTATTGATATCTAACTTCTGCTCTTCTGACTTTACATTAAATGGGTCAGAGGTTACTGTTGTAGTAATATTACTGATGCTCTCAGGGAGTTCCATTTGTTGAAGGAGGTGTAATAATATTTGACACAGTTTCGATGATATCTGTATTAGTTATTGGTTCAGTTTGTAGCGCAGTTTCCGCATTAATAAAAACAGATACTGATTTATTACAGTCGCCACATTTATACATATTAGGTGTATTTAAACGAATGGGTACAAAATCTATATGCTTCTTTGTACATGGGCACGTGACCTCGAGTCCCTGATAAGTAAACTCCTTTATCCTCTCATTTTCTAATTTCTTATTTTTGAGAGCAATAATAGCATCAAAAGCATATCTAAACACATTGTAGACAATAATTTGTGCTAAAAATGTTAACGTAAATCCGATCCAAAATTTAACGCCAAAAGTTATTGTTAAAATGACAGCTAGTGCTACTGAAATAATAACAAGAAGAAAGATAGGAAATAATAATTCCAATAAAGTCATTAATACAAATTTAATCTATACAGACTATGTTATCAAGAGCCTTCTTGAGTAACTCTATGGATAATTGCTTCAAGTTGTCTATAAGACTTTTTAAGATGTAGTATAATATCTTCTACCTCCGCTGTTGCTTTCTTGCTCTTCTTTACAGAATCCGCTTCCTTTACTTTTTCAAAAGATTGTATAGTATATGTTGTTTTCTCTATAAGATCAGCGAGAATTGGGGCTGCTTGTGTTAATTCATAAGGTAGTACATTATCTGCTTTTGCATTATTAGGACTTTGATCAACGTTCTTATTAGTACCGAATAAATCTTCGAATTTTGTCTTCTGTGCACTAAACTCACGTGCAGCAATACCGCTAACCCATTTATTATAACCCATTGTTGCGTCTTCAAATGTAAGCTTCTTTTTCACTATAAAATATTTAAGCCCGTAGACTAAATAATCATAGTACCTATGACAATGTTTAAGAATCGTTTTGATTTTATTATTGAGGCTGATAACGATCAGACAGAACCGGCACCGACTCCTGCTAATGATACAGAGGCTATGGCACAGACTCTTGATACAGCTAAGCCTTCTGATTTCAATGTCCAGGCAGCGGAACGTCAAAAGCGTGTTGATCATGTTAAGGTTGCACAGATTAAAATTCTCAATGATTGGATCAAGAAGATAGATGAATTTACCATCTTCTTAAACGAACCTGCGAATAAAGACTCACTTACTGCTCAGTTACATTCAGCACCCTGTGATACGATATTTGAAGATATTGCACGTGCGCAGAAAAAGAAAATTTCACGTCTTGCTTCTGAAATGGGGTCGTTTAGTCAGACTCTTAAAGGTTATCTAGCATCCGCTAACGATTAATTTCTGACATAAGCAATTTTGCTTTTAAGCCTTCGTGTGAATTCTTCACAATAAATCCAGGAGAGATTTCATTGAGATTTGTTGATACGCATAGTTCGTTAAAGTCCTTATAGACTTTACTAATCTTTTCAGGCCATATAAAAACTGTTTCATTACTATCTATCAGCTTTTTTGTTTTATTTCTACTAGCTGTATCAAGCCATTGATTATCTAGAACCCAGATATGTTTATGTAATTTAAATTTACTGAGCTGTTCTTTTTGAAGAGTGGAGAATGTATTGTTACTCTTCTCTTGAATTCCTGCTACCGCTGTTCCGTTCCTAACAAAAAAAGCATCTATAGGACCTTCAAAAATAAAAATATAATCTAAGTCAGTTGATATCTTATTAAGATTAAACAATGACTTCTCACCGTTCATCTTACCAAGATATTTTGGTATACCTGTATCACTTTTAAAAATAGCTCGTGTTTGATAAAAAGGAATATCTCCTTGATCATCATAAAAAGGTATCACAATACGGTTTTTTTGTAGCTTATCTGTCAGAGATAACCAGAGTGAATCTGGTCTATTGATAGCAGTATCAAGTTTTCTTGCTCTAATAACCTTTAATGCTTCATTTACAATCTTATTATCGCTGTAATATGCTAGTTGATTACTGTCAAAAAGATTTATACAATCAAGAGGAAGTGTTTCGTTACTTGTCTTTTGTTTTAGAGTTAACTCTTCCCTACCAATATCTACTGGTAGGATATCATATGATTTAAGCTCTTCGGTAATTTCAGTAAATGTCATTCCCGACACTTCTTGAATCCACTTTAATGGCTTACTAAACCATCCGCAGTTATGACAACAAATAAGATCGTCATCAACCACGTAATAACATCTACGCTTCCTATGCCACGACTTACCTTCTCTACATATAGGGCATCCACCCTCATAAGTGTTTGTAAATTTCTTATATTTTGGGTATCCCGCGTATTGATAGTATTTTTGTACTACATATGATTGCGGTAATATCATACCTTTATGATAAAGGTAAAAATATTAAAAAACAAGATATTTTTTACTTCTTAATATCTTTAACAGAGACAACACCCTTGTAAAGGAAATTACCGGAAGCAGGATCTGTATAGATAGCTTCTGTAATCTCTTGGTTACCTTTAATATAAGTTCTGAGGGTAGGTCTGACTGGTTCACCGCTAATAGGTGATTGAATAATTTTTGGTTGGATAATATCCATAGAGTTATTTAGGTTATTGTTTAATGTTTTGCACTGTATTTTTCTTATACTGTGCTTCACACACTTTATAAACATTTTTAGGCAACTTCTCCACCACTTCAACAATTTTCTGTTCAATACCTAAAATAAACTTTAATTCCGGTATATTCCTGTTTGTCATAATTGGTAGTGAAAGAAAATTATATTGCTCCTTGTCTTGTTTTATAAAAACGAGCAATTCTCCTAAAAAGGATCCTTTTGTTACAGCATAAATATATCTTTTCTTTGGATGCTTTTTAAATTTTAAAAAATTAATAAAATTATTCTTCATTGTCATTGGATCTATGACCTATGTGGTTATTAAAAAATCTATTCATTAATGTTGTTAATGAATCTGCCTCAAGTTGATTGTGTGCTGAAACTATGTTTATTGCATTACCCTCTATAGTATAACCAATAACAATATACGAAGTAAGAAACTCCTCTATTGTTGCTGCTAATGCATCGAGATTCTTTTTACGATCAGTTTTATTTTTTAATTGTTCATCAAATACATCTCTTAAGGCTTTTTGAGTTAATTCCTTTATATCAGCGTTTGCCTTAGGATCAAAACTTTCGGTTTTCTTTTTAAGCCTTTTCTTTTTCGGTGTCTTGTCCTGGTGCATCATTATTATTTAATTGGCTTGTAATATATCTATTACGACCATGATAATGAGAATTATTTGATACACCACGGGTAATAAGATAATCCATTATTACTTCAACACTATCTGTCTTAATACTAAAGTTTTTAGGTATCCTACAGCCACCATCATTTAGTTCAAACAAAACTTCATCAATTTCATTCTTGTTACTATAACATGTAATTAATACAGAGCTTTCACTGGGATTCACCATTATTGTCCATCTACGTGGATCGCTTTTTGCATAAACGGAAAATAGTCTTATTACGATAAATCCATTATCCCTTAAACGCTTAATAAAATAACCTGGTGTCTTAATTTTGTTTTTTGACATATAATTAATTCTCTAATGCTGAAATAATAAACTTAACATTTACTGACTCATTATTGGAGTCTAACATTAATACACCGAGCTTAGTGACGAGTTGAGCTTCTATAGATTTAAACTTCATACAAGAAATTATACGAAAAACCTCAAAATTCAACGGTATAGGCTTTGTAAATGATTGCCCGCTATAATTTTCTGTAAGAATCATTCCATAAGAATCGGTATTAGCTTTTGTAAGGTCTGTCAAATCCCCGTATAAACTACCGTCTCTATATGAAAGATATAGTTTATTTGTTTCTGTAGCTATAGCACTACCCTTAACAAGAGAAATAATCGATGTAGGTGTAAGAGTAAACTTTGCATCAAAGGAAAGGTTCTTTAGTTTCTCAATATTAATTTTAGGAATTGCTATGATGTTATCATCATAGAGGTGGTATTTAAATCTAACAGTTTGAGACGAGTAGCTTATAGAATTAGCTTCTAACTTAAAGGTTATTTCCGATTCTTCTATACAAGTAAGAATACGACAAAACTTTTTAATATCAGGTATATTGAGTGTTTGAGTAACATTTATTTTCTCATCATTATAAGAAGCATTGACAATAATTGTATTGTCAGATGTCGCAATAAGTGTTGTTATCGTACCGGGTGTTAGTTTTAATACTGCACTATCTGTTACCTTACTAACAGGGGTCAAAAAGTTATTAAGAAACTTATCTTTATCTGATATTACTAAATTCATTACTCTTATAATAAACTAAAAAAACGCTTAAGCAATTTTTTTATATAGCTATCCTTTATTCCAACTTTTTTTTAATAGCCTTAATCTCCGATAATATTAATTCTTGTGTTTCAATAATATTATTCAATTTGTGATTTAAATTATCAATTTTATCAAAAATCTTTTCAGGGTTAACCTTAAAGTCCAGTTCAAGCTGATTAGGATCTGATTGCTGAACTGGTACTAGCTGTGGTATTACTTCTTGAGGAATTGATTGTGGCTGTGGAGCTTGAAACTGCACTTGTGGTTGCACTTGTACAGGTTGTTGCTGTTGTAGAGGTTGACCAGAGCCTGGAATGGAATTAATCAAACTATGTGGATCAATAGACCCAGCAATAGGCTTTAGACTACTTACAATATTTTTATCAAGCTCCTTCATTTCGCCAAGATTTTGCCCTAAAAACTGAAGGGCAATCATCTTGGCGGCATCGCCACTAACTTCTACTATAGAAGGATCGTACATATATCTTAGAGACCCTTGAGAAGTTCGTCAATGGTATCATCATCAAGGCTCTTGTCTTCGACCTTAGGTGCTGGAGTTTTTGCAGCAGGGGTTGGGGTAGGTACTACCTTTACAGGTGCAGCAGGAGCTGATGTCTCATCTACATCAGCATTGCAGTGATAATGGGTATTAAGCATATCAACGAGCTCATCATAGCTCTTAACGGTAACATAAGACTCAAGATCAAAAATACCATTGTAGATCTCCTCATAATCGCTAGGTGCTAGCCCGTCGATCTCCTTTGGAAGAGCAAACTTAGATGATACGTAGGTTGGGTAATCACCTTGCTTTTCAACCTTGATACGAAGACTACAGCCGTTGGGTGATAGATCAAAAATACGGGGACCGAAATCAACCGACTCTTCACCCTCGATAGCATCCATAATAATCTTATTAAGCTGACGACCATAACGAAGAACCTTAAGTGTTCCGTTGTTCTCAGGTGTAACAGGATCGTTAACGACGTAGACATTTACAAGCCAATTCTCCTTACGGTTAAGAGCCTTGGACTTCTCCTTCTCCTCTTCAGAGCCATTGCGGCGAATACGAAAGAACTCCTCGGAAATAGGATCTCTCTGACCCCATGTAGAGGGGCTAGTAGCGGAAACTAACTGACCTGTAGCAAAACTGTTCCAGCCGTAGGTATAATAATGAAAAAATGTCTTATTAGGATCCTTAATATTTGGTAGAATACGCACGACGTAAGTGTTGCCAGGAGACGTCTTAAGGTAATCCTTATATTTGGTGTTTGTTGTGGTATCAGTCTGCTTAGTAAGAGCTGACTTGATGCTATCGAACATAGATGATGTGAATGGGTTGCTCATAATTTAATTTTTAATATAGTTTGTGTTTTTTTGTTAATCAAGTTTATTTTTGTTTTATTTTTTGTATACCTAGATCTACAAACTTCCGTGCTTTAGATGAATTAAAGTACTTGGTTCGAAATACTGGTAAATGATTTATTAGATCATCTCCTATGATAAAAGATAAAAGGTCATTATCAACTGATTTTAAATTTTGATCAAAGGACTCAAATCCTAATAGACAATAAACATTTACTCTATGTTCTTTCAAATGCAATAGGAAGCTAAATTGATTGTTTTGTCTATGATTAATATAATCCTCTACCTTTATATCATTGTCTTTGCAAAACGTAGAAATGAATATAAGACAAGATTTTATATTTTCTAATTGCTCCTGGCTATCAGGATCAAGAAACATTTTTTTGCTCTGATACAGAGTATATGCTTTTGTAGCTTTTAAAGTTGTATAAAATTCTAAATCAAAATGTGTCTCATCTGGATATAATTTATAGGGAGCTTGAATGAATTCGTTTATATCAATGTGGGGAAACTTTCTTAAGAACATCGATATCTTTTTAAGAAGAAATTTCACTCTATCATCTACACCATCAAAATCCTTTCTATACTTAAACGGTTGATTCTTTGCTGTTCTAGCTACTCTTAGATGAGTATTATATATCATTTTATCATACTCTGTCAGCTCTAAAT